CAAAGTTGAACTGGAAGTTACCAGTATCCATTTGATTGTATTTAATCGCCTGATTTTCATTGAAATCAGCAGTTTCTGCTTCACCCAGGGACGGGATATTGATAAGATAGCCATCCGGGAAATCTGAAATAATTCGGACAAACTTCATAGCATTCAGATCATCGAGAAGCAATTCCTTGAGCTGTCGGCTCCAGAGTTGACTTCTTACGAGAAACTGATTAGACTGGTCTGTAAAGGCAGCCATGAGTTCTCCTTAAATTAAATTAAATCAATGATTGAAATCACCATCTTTGAACGCGTCTCCGAGTTCAACCATGTCGTCAAGCATTTGATTTGCGATTTTCGTATTGTAATACATCTTCGGATCTGACTTCTTCAATTCCTGATAGTAAGCCCAAGTTCGCTTTTGCGGTCTTGCTGAGAAATTGTCATTACTCACGCTAGAGCGTATTGGTGACTGGAAACCTTGTGCAACTGGCTGATTCAATCCCATCAGATTATAAAATGCATGAGGGCTTGTCTTAGCAGTTTCATTGATATGGTCTGCAGTTAATCCAAGTGTATTCATTCGTTTTGCAAGTTCTTGCTGGTAGTTCATACCGAACATCTCTTGCAATTTAGACTGCACTTGATTGTAGTTATCTGTACGTTTCTTATTAGTTTCGTATGAAACGATCTCTTTAGAAACTAGAGAACTCAATTGAGCTGGGTCTATGGTTGGCTGTTTTGGTTCCATCACGGGTGGTGTGAATTGGGGAGTATTCTGCGGATGTTCTAGGCGGTCTATCAAATCCTGCAACTTAGCCTGTTGATTAGCTTCCTCACGTAGTTTAAGATAGTCATCGCGAAGTTCGTCTTGACGTTTCTTAAATAATTCTATCGTGGTATCAGCTTCTGCTTTTCCTCTCGCTAGATCATTTACGGTCTTAAACTTCTTATCTGGTCCGACAAGTTCTGCGAGATAGTCTTTAGTGGGGTCAAACTGTGGGGGTTGGGATTGCTGTTGGTCCAACAGGTCTTCCATTGCTTATTCCTTCTTGGTCAAGGTTGAGTAAATTCATATATGTTCTGAGACAACGGCGATATCCGTTAGCATCAGCTATTCTCAGTTCCCTATTAGGAAGATCATAAACACTAGTATTAACCTCACGGTTATTCATGCCATCTAAATCTTCCTGCATAAGAGCTGATAATCTATCAAGAGCTACTGTAGAACCTAAGATAGAATTGGTTAATCTATCTATTTCTTCAGGAGTCTTAGCATTCTTTATCCAGGCAGTAATCATTTGAATTTAATATTCGCAATAACATTAGACAAATCGGGTTTAGCTCCTCTTGCAATACGACTAACTATCGTTGCAATTCCACGATCATTATTATCATTAGCAGGACGAGGAGGTGTCCAATTATCTGCTACTTGATAAGCTCTACCTGGATTGTGATCATCATTATGACCGCTATCAGCTTCGTGATCCATTGGATCCATTACATTGTTCCTTTAATCATGGTTTAAAAACTACAATTAAAATAGTTACACATACTATTGCAGTGCAAACAATCCAAGCCATTGTATAATCAGGAACCATTAATAATTTTTTCTCTTACTAGATGTTCCTGAATTATATCCAGGCGTATTCTTAGACATAGGCGGTCCTAGTAAATAATGCGCTTGAAATTGATTCGGCTTCTCACTTGGACCTACTGTAATTAAAGCAGTAGGATCATCTCCATATCGCTCTGTATCTTTTTCTCCTGATGCGCGGCCAGGATTATGTGCATCATTATGCCCGCTATCAGCCTCATGATCCATGGGATCCATTTATGTTGTTCCTAACGTTCCTGCTGGGGTTGCATTAGCTCTAGGATTATTTGTCAATCCAAAGCCTGGTTTAACTGGAGGAGGTGGAGGATTACTTCCACCGCCAATTACGCCACCTTCCATATCATAATCATCGCCAATACCAGAAGCCGTACCAGCCTCTTGATGCAATTGCTGTTGCAACTGTTGAACTTGACGCTGTCCTTCCGCCTGTTCAGCTAGGAAGATATATGGTGTTACGATCTGACAATCTTTGAGGTTAAAGACATCTTCGATGATCTTTGCTAGGCCTATTCCTGAGAAATGAGTTTGTACAAATGGCCAGAGACCTGAGCTAGTCAGAGAGGTCAAATTCTGAATTAACTCCGCTTGTTCAGCGAAATGCCGAGCAGCGATTGGTTTAATACGACCTATACCGGTAATATCTTGAACTGTTAAAGTCATGAAGGTAGCGACTTTGAACTCGTCGTCGAAGACCCGAATAGCATTAACACCAGAAAGATTTCGCCTGGCTAGTTCTAACATCGCGTTTAACAACGGTTCTACGATTTGCTCTTCAAACTGTGTAATCTTATTTTGAAATACACGGGAAGCAGCATTCTCTAATCGCTGGACCTCATACTTAGTTTTTTCACCAGGTGACCTGAAGCCCATAGCTTCCTTAGGTGCACCGGCCATTTCTTCCATGGTAGAAGCCAGATATCCAATCTCAGAGTTACTCTGCATGATCTGGACTTGTGGCTGGACTAATTCAACATCACCTTCTTCTGAGACGAAGATCTTCTCACCAGGTTGCCATATATAGTCTTCTACGAAACCTTTTACTTTCTGGACTGGATAAGTCACCAAATCCCAGATATCAGCTTTCATATTCTCGACGTGATCCATCCGATATTGCATACCGACTAGATTGTCTAGTGGACCCATCCCCCAAAGATTGTCTTGTTTCTTCCGCCAAGGAGCGTGGAATATAGGAGGATAACCAAACCAACTGGGATTAGGACGGTTATCAATAAGCTTATGGCGGTCAACAACCGTGATAACACGGTTCTTTTCGAATGTATCGGTATCTGCGTCATACCAGTCTCCATAGAAAGTTAATACTTCTACGAAGTTACTCTGTAGATATGCTCTGAATGATGTGAATCCATCCATAGCATATAGATGATCTTTCTGTACCCAATCTCCCTGAAATTCTCTTGATTGAAAGCGCAGATTCTTTAAATAATCATATAGCGCTATATTAGCTTCACGAGAATCATCATTGGACATACTTTCCATCATATCCCGCAACTCACCCATCGTTATGACACTTCTGACGAATTTAGGTGAAACCATGAAGTTTTCAGCAGTAGGATTCATCACTAAGTCTAATGGACTAATACGTCTAATAGACGGTCCGACATAACCTGCTTGATTGCCATCTGCTTGCTCGACTCGCATGTCTGTCCACTCTACAGTGGCGAAACAATTGCCGAAGTCGATATAATCTTGAATAACCTTATCCATCTCATGTTTGAAGGTAGGTTGTTCAATACACCAAGCCATATAGTTAATAATAGCATCTCGCTTGGCTACAGAGTTGCTATCCTTATTATTAGCCTCCCAAGTCAGCCATTTACGCTTAGGCCATAGTGTAGCTGTGTAGTTCGAGTATAAGTTATCTCGGATCTGACATAGTTTGGGAATAGTCGTACTATTCTTCCAGGGGGTTTTACTATTGGTTGTTTGACGTGTATCTGTTGCATAGACGTAACGACGAACCTCCTCCCAATCAACTTTCTTGATTTGACGTAAAACATCCCATTGAATATATTTTTCAGTTAACCGTGTAGCTAAAGTATCAGGAGTGATGACATTTCTAAGATCTAAGACGCGATTAGTCACGAAACACCGCCCCAACGGGTATGGAAGTTAAATTCATGTTCTTTATTTTGCTGTAACCTGTATAAATTCATAGGAGCCTTACCAACTGTGAAATCTATCGCAGCAGCCAGAGAATCCTTGATATCATCATGTGCAGGGTTAGAAAATATCAATTCTTCCTCTAACGCCTGGATATTTCCACCTTGATAATGCCAAATCTGCTTATTAGCGTATTTAGGTTCTAATGTTGAGAAGATTCGCTCTTCTTTAGAACCAGCCCATCTAGAAGGTCGATATTCATCGATAGTAAGTGACAATCCATGTTTACGGATGTAATTTTCTTTAAGATCAGTAACAATAACTTGCTGAGCGACAGAAACTTCAGCTCTGATCTGTCTAAAACCCCATTTCTCGTAAAGTTTAAGAATATGTTGGAAATATTCACTCATCTTGTCAGTCTTGAAACGATCTATTTCCAGAATGTAATAATTATGGTTACCGTCAACACCAAGCACGATAATGGAAGTAAAGTCAGACTTTTTTCCAGTAGAGTAAGCGAAGTCCACTGCGGCAACAATATTGAGTCGTTCTTTCCGAAAGAACCACTGCTGTTCGCGTCTATTAAGATAATTTTGGTCATAGTATTGGAATAAATCTTTCTTAATTGGAGATTCGTCCACACTATGGGGGTCATTGTAGTATTGGGCTCTAAAGTACACTTTATTGAGATACTGTGCTCGTTTTTTTCCCAATTCTTCTTGATTAAATCCGAACCATTTACCATCTGTTCTTTGTGCACGAGGCCAGAGATATTCTCCAGTACCGTCTCCTGCAGTCTCCACAGGGTATTCTTTAATCTCGAATAGAGACTCGGTGTCTTCCAATTGATTTCCATCTGCATCATACATTTCAATCTTCATATTGAGGAGATCTTGGTAAAGATCTAAAGGATGATATCGAGTACCAACAACCCACTCTCTGGAATCACTGCCTTCGACCGATGACAGGTGTCCATATTGGTCCTTTACCTTGGACCGTCCCTCTTCTGTATAAGCATTTGATTGAACGACTACATCATCCAATACAGCGATATCACAGTGAAGCCCAACAATGTTACTAGTGAGACCAGCAGTAAAGATGCTTGGGTCCCTGATAGATTCTTCGTAACGTTTTGGGTGATCAACTGAGATTTCATACTCTGTCCACTTCTCTCGTTTGGCTTCTTCCTTGTTGACCATATTAGGCCAATAAGTCCGATAAGTAGCATCGGTTAATATATCTTTAATAAACTTTAGTTGCTTTACAGCAAGATTTCTGGTAGAAGAAATATACAGAATACGTAAAGCAGGATCTCTAGTAAGTTCCCATGCACAACGGTACGCTACAAGCGCACTCTTCATATGATCTCTAGGCAACAATAAAAGCTGATGCTGCTTACTATTGCTTGCAGTCCACCAGCTTATAACTTCTCTATGTATGTTCCCTAGCATCCTCTTAGGATGAACTAGTTTAATAAACTCTTCTAAAGAACTCTCTGCGAGTTTCTTGCGTGCTTCTCTGGCTTGGTCTAATTTCTTCAAGTTAATACGCCAGTCAGGACAGTAACTCCTTGTGCGCCATGTTTACCTGAATTAGTAACAATTCTAGCACCACAAGGATGTTGATGCTTCTCTTCTCCACCTATTGCATTGAAAACATTGATTGCACCTGAAACATGTTGAAGTGGTGCGACAGTAGTGCCATCTACTTGACGAACATTGAGTCCACCATTAGATCCTTGATAACCTACGAAAGTAGCTCCACTAACTACGTTGATATTCATTGTACCGTCAGCTGCATATAATCCCGCCATTACTTCTCTACAAACCCTTTTCCATGTGACATTTCATCTATCTTCTTCTCAGTCATAGTAATACGACTATCTTGAACAGCTATCGTTGTTAAGACCCTACCGAATTGACTAAATGCTTCTGTCAAAACTGCCTGACTCTTCTGAAGATATGAAACATCACTTTTTATAATAATAATATCAGTTTTCATGGTCCATATAAAGGCCATGACTGATCCCACGACTGATAAAATCGTTAGGATATTTCCTAAACTAATTGAGTACTCAATCATCGGCAACATAAGAAGATTACTTGTAACCCTTCTTCTTATCTATCTTCTTATCTCGTTTAGAACCTTCTTTAATTCCCTTTTTCTTATCTCTAGCTTTGTCTTGCTTCATGCCAGCGTAATCTGATTTAGCCACTATTTAATCCTTGTTGTAGGGTACTTACCCTTTATATTCTGTTGAAAATATCCACCAGCAGAGAGCAATCCACGGACCTTTTTAGCCGGAACTTTCTCATACTTGTAGGTTTTAAACTCTACAGTTAATTCTTTAGAATCTTCATCATAAACTATCGAAGATAGATTAGAAGAAACTATTGGAATTGGAAGTGGAGCTG